TAGTATTAAATTCATCTGCTACTAATCTACTAAAGCGATACTTTTTAATGAATTCAATATGTTCATCAGTTAATTCGAATCTATCAAAATTATCCGTTCCTATTACTATATTTGGTAAATCAGAATAATAATGTAATCCTTGTCCCCAAGTCATCGAACTTCCAGCGAATGCAATTGATTTCATATTATTAGATTACTTTTTTGAGACTTCTTTTATATTGTTCATCCGTAAGTGGTTTCATTCCGTTAAACATATCCCAATTTAAAATAATTTCTTCTGTAAATTTTTTATAATTACAACTACTAACATGTCCTGTTGGACCTATTTTATTATTTAATAATGCATCTATTGTATTTTTTTGAGAACCAAAATCTTCAAACTCCATCCAAATAGGATTGAATGTATCATCGGTACTTTCAATTTGATTTCGTATTGTCCATTCAAATACACCACCATATTTATGTAATCCTTCTTCTGCAAAAAACCAGCAATATTTGTCCCAATCTATTGAATCATATAAATATTTTGCATATGGATACGCATCATGTCTATATTCTTTGTCCTCCCATGTATTTATAATTTCCTTTTCTACAAATAATTTATTAATCATATCATATCCATCTTTCCAATTATATGGCATTAATCCATAATCATATTTTAAAGAAAATGAATTATGCATAAAAAAAGTTTTCAATTGTATTGCATGCTTTTCACAGAAATTTATCAAATAATCGAAATATTCTAACCATTCAAAATAACGGCTTTCATCATTATAGACCGTTTCATAATATTTTTGATTATAGTCATACACCCTACCTTTACCCAATCTTTCTATTGGGGAATATTTCATATTTGGAACTGCTATATTTAGCCAATATCCATTTTCACCTGCTGTTGTTTTATTTGTATTATAATCATTAACATATTCTATGTGCTCTTTAAAATCAATTTTTTGAACTAATTCTTTAGAAATTAAATGAGAACGTCTGAAATAAGATGACCATTGTACAATGACAGCTATTTCTGCCGGGTTTACACCTTCTTTAATTAATTGTTTAACTTTAAAAATAATAGAACGAACAATTAATGAATTGTTGTTTCCAGGATTACCCATATTAAAAACTTTTATATCAGGAAACTTTTTTTGTAACCAATGTGGGTAATAATGAAATCTATCAGGTTCGTTTAAAAATACGTCATCTGTTCTATGTACGTTTACTCTTGTAGCTGATGTGAAAGAACATCCGGATGTAACTAAATATTTCATTTGTGTTTATTATAAATATATAATGCTGTAAGGGAAGGATTCGAACCATTCATACGGAGATTCGGAAAGTAACACAATCGCTAGCTAGCTGGTGGTCAACCCCATATTACTTTTCTATTTCTTAATCCGTGTCCACGAGACGAGTGGATGTGTCTGCCAATTTCACCACCTTACAATTTTTGGTCTTTTTTAATGTCAAAAGTTGAATTAAAATATATTCGGATTTGATCGCTTCTGTAATGTCTAACTATACCACCATCACATAATACTACACACCAAACATCATTTTCAAATGTACCACTATCAGTAACATATATAGCGTAACCATCTTTGTTATCTTCTACGACTACCGGTATTGGTTTTTTAAATTCTAACATTATAAATTCCTTGCGGAAGCTCAGGGATTCGAACCCCGGAATCGCTCATCACGATTGCTTGTTTTCAAGACAAGTCCGTTCAACCACTCTGGCAAGCTTCCTTTATATTAAAAAACTTTTTCTTTACCACTCATTCCATCCAAACTATTTTCAGTATCGGATTGTCTTCTTCTTGCTTCTTCTGCTTCTCTATATACTCTCATCCATGTTAAGAATATATCTACCGGTGCCAATGCCCAACACATAATTAACATAGCCAATGTGTCCATACCAGGTGTAATTCCCAATCCACCTGTTTTAACATCTCTGTTCCATTTTTTGAATGACATATATAAACAATATACCAAACAAATTAAATAATAAGTACCAAAAAATCCCATAATTTTAAATTTTATAGTTGTTAATAAATAGTGGACCCACCTGGATTTGAACCAGAGACCTACTGATTATGAGTCAGTTGCTCTAACCAACTGAGCTATAGGTCCGTATCATTGCTATAAACGATATTTGGTTTTATCATTTATATTAACGATAATAAGTTTTGTAATGGCTGTACGGTTTGTATCAAATCCACTCCTTTATACGAGCTTCAGTTGTTTCCATTTCATACTTAGCGTCTGTTCCGTCATTCTTACGAATCATTACAAAGTGGAGAAGAAGGGAGTCGAACCCATGACCCTTAGAATGCAAATCTAATGCTCTAGCCAACTGAGCTACTTCCCCATTATACTTAACGTGCCCCAGACCGGAATCGAACCGGTACTCACATTTACGGTGAACAAGATTTTAAGTCTTGCGCGTCTACCTATTTCGCCACCAGGGCTGCTTATCAAATAACTATTACAAATATACGAAAGTTATTCTAAACTTCCAAATATTATGTTGGGAAAACAGGATTCGAACCTGCGACCCCTTGGTCCCAAACCAAGTACGCTACCGGACTGCGCTATTTCCCAATTTGTAGACTCACGTGGAATCGAACCACGAATAGTTGCTTAGAAGGCGACTGTTATATCCATTTAACTATGAGTCCAAATAGTTGTTCCAACCTGCAGGGTTTTCTTAACATCTCTTTCTCTACAACGTCTGAATTTAATCACATTTGTAGTCCGAATGTTGCTTATGGGAGCTACCCTAGCATCTATGTTACTCTATGTTCCTTACCTTGTAACTAGGTGTGTTAAGTTTTAGAACAACTTGCGGAGTGGACGGGACTCGAACCCGCGACCTCTGCCGTGACAGGGCAGCATTCTAACCAACTGAACTACCACTCCATTGAGCTTCCTGTCAGAATCGAACTGACGACCTAATCATTACAAATGACTTGCTCTGGCCTGCTGAGCTAAGGAAGCGTAATGTAGGGAATGTTTAAGTATCGTTAAAGAGTACCATAACTTTACCCTACATATAGGAAAGTAGAAGATGGTCGCGTGGACGACTACTTTTACGATTGGCATTACTCTGGCTATCCAACTCCAATAACCCAACGTATAGCCACGTTAACGGATTATCTTTCCCCAATCAACCTATTTGTACTCCCAACGGGATTCGAACCCGTGCTACATCCGTGAAAGGGATGTGACCTAAACCACTAGTCGATAGGAGCGGTTATTATTCAAATATACGAAAAAATTTCCATATAGTCAAAAAATTGCCCTCAAAAAAATTTTACAGACTACCCCAAATAATGAAAAAAGTACAGGAAAACTCATATTTTCACTAAATGGTCAGCTGCGTAAGTTGCAATAGGTCCTAAAGTTTTGTATCTAACTCTATAACCCATTCCTTCCACTAAACCTACCGCTTGTCTTAAAACTTCGTTAGATTTGAATTTAGGGTCTGGATTTATATCAATGTCAATCCACTTCACTTCAGGAATACCTGCATTTTTCATAAATTCAGCAGTTTCAACTGCATACCAAACTTCATTAAGTAATCTGATATTTCTAGTTGCTTCTCTTTTTGTTTTCCACCGATTATATAAAACATGTGCACCTTTTCCTTTATCATAAATTGCTACTACAATAGCATATATAGTTTTATCTGAAAAGTTTTGTGAATCACATCCAATTAATATCTCTGCATTTGGTTTTGTTTCTAACCACTCTTTTACATATTCAACTAAATCTACTTCTTTACTATCATATAGCCTTTTATATTTCATATTCTTTATTTTAGTTTTGTACCCGTAGAAAGACTCGAACTTTCAATTGGATGGCTTCTAAGACCATTGCGTATGCCAATTCCGCCATACGGGCATTTTTGCGGAAGGAGTGAGATTCGAACTCACGGACCTTTAACAGTCGGCAGTTTAGTAAACTGCTGGTTTAAACCCCTCACCCATCCTTCCGTTTTGTGTGACCGGAGAGAATCGAACTCTCACATAAAGTGCCACAAACTTTCGCCCTACCATTAGGCTACGGTCACCATATTGAGGCGAGTACAGGATTCGAACCTGTGTAAAAGCTTTTGCAGAGCTCCATATAGCCACTCTACCAACTCGCCTTATTATGTAGCCCCATTAGGATTCGAACCCAAAATTCAACGTCCGTAGCGTTGCGTGATAATCCATTTCACCATAGAGCCAATTGCACGGGTAGAAAGATTCGAACTCTCATCAAAGGTTTTGGAGACCCGTATGCTACCATTGCACCATACCCGTTTATGTTGGAATAGAAAGACTCGAACTTTCAACCCCCGCCGTATCAGAGCGGTGCTCTAACCAATTGAGCTATATTCCAATATGTGATTCCGCTGCGGCTCGAACGCAGGACTCCTACATTAAAAGTGTAGTGCTCTACCAACTGAGCTACGAAATCATACTGCGGAAATAAGTAGACTTGAACTACTGACACCTGCATCTTCAGTGCAGTGCTCTACCAACTGAGCTATATTTCCAATGTTGGCTCTCAGGGATTCGAACCCCAACTATCTGGACCAAAACCAGATGTACTAACCGTTATACTAAAAGCCAATTTGAGCAGAGCAGGTGAGAGGAATCGAACCTCCGTCTCCTACTTGGAAGGAAGGAGTAATAGCCATTATACGACACCTGCATTTTTTGTTGGGGTAGACGGACTCGAACCGCCGAACTCGATGAGAGAGGATTTACAGTCCCCCGCAATTGCCACTATGCGATACCCCAATATGTAGAAGATAAGAGATTCGAACTCCTGACCCTTTGGATGTAAACCAAATGCTCTAACACCATCTGAGCTAATCTTCTATATGCGCTCTCTTTTGGACTTGAACCAAAGACCCTCTGATTAACAGTCAGATGCTCTAACCAACTGAGCTAAGAGAGCGTAAAATGAAAAAACCCCTAACTGATTTTATTCGGTTAGAGGTTTCTAAATATTGTTATAAAAATTATTACATTCTTATCCTACATCTGTGTCCTCTAACTTACCCGTATAATCCACTTCTTGTGAATTAAACATACAATTGCCCGCCCAAATCTTATTGCTAAGTTGCGGTAACAAACTAATCGTATGTAAGTTAAAGTTTTTCATCTGAATATAAATATAATTTTTTTATTTTTTAAGTAAGCTAATCTAACTTCAAAATACGCCATCCAAGTCATGCTCTGGTTAATATCAGCCTCGTCAAATTAGCCATTTTAAAAGAGAGAAAAAGGGAAACGGCTCTCTCAATGTAGTGGCCTACTACTTACACCGGCAATCATATCGTGTAGATTGCGTTTATTTATTGGTCTAAAACTTTCCCAAAAAACCGTATGTGTCTATTCCACCATTTTAGTTTAATTATTTTAGGTCGTCAAACTGCTTGTTTTTCGCACATATGAAGGCTATGCTTAACCGACCACGATATGTGAATAGTTCCAAAGGTTTTTTTGTTTATTTAAAGTCCTAACTGCTTCTATCTCACTATTCGAGCTTTAATGCAAACGGACTATTTTGTTTTACTATTGGAATCGAACCAATATGCAACCATTGTAAAAAATAAATGAGTGAGATTACCTCATTGGGAGCACCATCTTTAGTTGGATTATTTGTTTCCCAACCTATCCACTATCTTTTGAATAGTATCAGTGCAGTGTTGATGATTATAGATTATCAATCTTTGAGTTGTAAACTACTCTCTCTTTACTCCCCTTCTTCTACCCTGCCGAGCAGATTCATTCTTGCGGAACTAGAAGCTTTTCGAAAGAATCACAGACCTCTTGCGGAGGTATCGTGGCATTGAACGTCTCAATACTATGTAAACACCTTTCGTTCACAACTGATAGGCACTTATGCTTGATTTAAAATTATGGTTTTCAATACCGCAATTGAAATTAAGTTTGTAGATGTGTTCAGGTAGCGGCCTATCAACCAGCTCCCCCACCTTTTGAGCGAGAGAATACTAAACTACCCGATGTAATATCGGATTACCATTTTTCAAGTTATCTTCATTTATACGGAATGGTGTCCATATAAAAGGATAATATCAGCACCACCTGTTTTATTATCATACCTTACGTCCTTTCGGATAGCTTGGTTTTAAGATTACTCTTAAATTGAACACCGCAATAGTATAAAGTGATTAGCCTTATATTTCTTACTGATGTTCTATGGGTTATTCTTATTGTTCTTCCGAACTCAACCGAAGTATCTACTTACCCCGGTCATTCAAACTCTTCCGATATAGTGTTACCCTTTCGTACAAAGCTCAAATGATATCCCACTTGCCTACTTAAGTTATTCTCTCCTTACGGGGAGAGTAACCGCAGAACATTTAAACGATTTGTTCCGCTTTATCCTACTTTCGTAGTTTATTTGACCACCATAGGCGGCGGTTGTTTACTATGTAGAACAAGTCTACTATGTAAAATATTTTCAATGTTTTAAAGAACTAAAGTTTGAATACCGAGTATCTTTCATTGCCTTTAAGTTTCAAACTTATAACTCGAAGATACAACGTTTTTTTCAAACTGCCAAATTTTATTTGGACTTTTTTATAACTCTTTGATTATCAATGAGTTAGATAAGATATCCGGCTTTCTTCCCTACTGGGTAGGTCACTCAATCGGTTTTATTATTGATGGCTTCAATCTTATCTTTTGTTGCGGCGGATGGATTCGAACCACCGACCCCAAGGTTATGAGCCTTGTGAGCTACCTCTGCTCTACGCCACGATGTTGTTTGTTGTTATATATATGTAAATATACAACAAAAGATTTAATTTTCCAAATATTTTTGGATATTTTTTTTTGGTGGAGATGACGAGATTCGAACTCGTGTCTTACAAAGAACTAATAATACCAGCATATCACACGTTTATTCAATTATTCACAATTGAAAAATAGATAAGTTTTATACATACATTATCATTATGTCACCCACTCTTATTTAAAGACTCAGCGAGAAGTAGTCCGATTGCACATTCTATTTAAAGTCCCATGATGTGTACGGGAGGGATTAGGCAGCTACTGCGTAATCCATACCTACGAATGCCATAAGGTCATCGTAAGTCATTGTTGACATTTCGTCATTTATTGTTTTGTACATAGTTTAAAGAGTTATAGTACATATCTCTACGTGTGGTACTACTATTTACATTGCAATCAATTCCATAGCATCCCCAATATAATAAATATTAATAAGTTCTAAAACCTATTGTCTGTCTTTCTTCTACTGTCTTATCTTGTTGTTTATCAACATTATAAATTTCAGCTAATGTCATTCCTTTATCTGCTACAAAATCCTTACCAACTTCTTTTAATAATTTATTTGTATCTTCTATACTTAAAGGTCCAAATTTATGTTCTGATATTAATCTACCTTTTCTCAATAATGCTTTATCAATTTTCTCTTTACTCATATTAAAAGTGGCAATTATATGTAAATTTAATATATCACCTAATATACCATCACTTAAATTTAATAAGTTAGATACGCCTACTGAGCTACCACTCATTTGTCTATCACCAATTACCTTTTCAGCATCTTCAATAATCAAAACACAATCTTTATTTTCCATTAAGAAAGGAACAAAATCTGGACTCACAATACTCTCTGCCATAAAAGGTGGTAAGAATAAAACTTTCTTTCCTAATTCATGTGCCAAATATTTAATGTAAGTTGTTTTTCCTGTACCTGGATCACCATGTAATAATACTAATTTTGCATTATTATTGTTTTTACCATTAATAGTATTAACAATATTTTTATGTATCTCATTAAAACCACTACCGTAGTTTAAATCCAGTTCTTTAATAATTGGTTTTTTCAAATCAAATGCTTCAGTTTCAAATCCATATGATGTTGATTTTAAAAGATGGATTTTTCCTTTCATATCTTTTTTCAAAAACTTTTTTATATTTGGTAGTGTATTAAATACATATGATACATCAGTTGTTGTTTGAACCCACCCTTTATATTGTCTGTTTTTAGGATTTTTACCTGCTTTTGCAATCATAGTTTCTTCATCATATAATCCACTTTCATCTAATCTATTAGATATACCAAACAAAATACAATCATTTGTTTCTTTAATAAATTTTTCGTAAACCGCAGTTGTTGAATATGATGTTGGGTCTGTATAATTTCTTTTTTCATTTATTAATTGGAATCCATTCTCTTTAAGATATTCAACTATATTATTAGATAACACAATATTAGAACCAAAATAAACTTGATTTATTGTTTTACCTGTTTTTTCACTTGCATATTTTTCAGATGGGAATTCACCACCATGCCCCGATGAATAATAATTATATTTGGTTTCCTGTAACATATGGTAATAATAATTTTGTTAGTTCTTTATGTCCTTTTGGTGATGGATGTCCTCTTTCTTCAAACATACTATCATCTTTAAATCCTTTTAGATATTTTGTTAAGTTAATATCTTTAAAAGATTGTGGAATTTGTTTCCATAAATCTACCAATCCAAAGTAATCTTCCGTATCATCAAATTGCTTAGCTACTTTTTCAGTATTGATATCTTTATTTAGGGTAAAAATTTCATCTTCATCGTAATTGAAGAATGCATTTATACAAAGATAAGGTATTTTATTTGCTTCACAAAATGATTTAAGGGAAATTATTTGATGAAAAACCCTTAGTAATGAAGGAGTTAGATGAGTTTGATGAATTACATATTTACTATCTGTTAAATGATGTTCATCTATCTTACCCCATTTATCTTTATGTGTCCATAATCTTTCGTTTACAAATACATCACCATCAAAATAATCAAATCTAGTGGGTGCTGTAAAAGATATTAAAACAAATATTTCATCTACTTTAACATAACCCAATTCTTCATTATAAATTGGTTCACCATTAATAAATTTACATAAATCTCTTAATGTATTTCTATAAATTCTATCATTTGATATACCACTACTAGCTACATTGAAATCTATCAAACCTTTTTCTTTGGCTAATAATGTAGAGAAACGATTAGTTCTGTCTTTTAATTCTGACCCCCAACTAACTGAATCACCGTTTGTATATAATACTTTTAATTTTTTTTCCATACCCACATTGGTTCACAAAAAGTTTTATCACCTGCTTCCCTTGCTTTCTCTAATGCTTCTTCGGTGTATCTATCCTCATCACCCTCTATAATTGCTCCTGCTCCTGCTGAACCTGGTCTTTTGGCCATTTCCATACCAATACATCCTAAGTATTCTGCACCCTCTTGTTGCTCCAAAAATTCATTCATTGGAGTAGTGATTGCTCTATAACCTTTATCACTTCCTTTTGATGCTGCATATACATCTGCAATATTTACAATCAACACACCACCTTTTTTTAGGGTTTTCCAAATCTTTCCCAATGCTTTGTGAAGAAATTGCTCATTCCACGCATCAATTGTTTTATATCTAACCCAACTTTGAGTATCATCATATGAATACCTTTCAACACTAAAATAAGGAGGAGAAGTAAAAGCGATATCGAAATAATTATCGTATCCAGCATAGTCAAAATCTTCAGCTGGACTCTCCACAAAAGTAGCTTTTTTTTCCACCTCAAAGAATCCATTATTCTTTTCATAGAACTCTGCTTGTTGTCTATAAATAGGATGATTTTCTTTGCGTGGGTCAATACCTACATAATGTTTTCCATATTCACTAGCATAAAACCCACACAATCTATCACCCCAACCTGCCGCAAAATCCAATACGGTTTCTGCTTTAAACATATCGTACAATGCCTTTGCTACATTTGGTTTAAACTGAGAACAAATATATTTTCTAAGTGAAAGTGCAACTCTCAATGCCGGTTTATCTATTTCGTCAAACTTTAAAGTGTACATTGCACCCATTAAAGTGTACATAAAATCATATGTTTCCCAAGTTCTTTTTGGACCAGGTGAAACTGTCCCATCTACACCCCATCTATTCGCCTGTTGAAAATAATTCGATGCTTCATTACCATTATTAATTCTACGGAAGTATAATTGTTTACCACCATATCCTAAACCAAATCTACTATCACCCGCTTTACGAATAAACCACTCATCATCTCTAACTAATTCTTGCCAACGAATACCCTTTAATGCTAGATATTCTTTACGTGCATCTTCTTCTGTAATTTCTGCATATGGAAGTGGATAGTCCATAGCAATTTTAGCTAAGGATTCTTGTACATCTTCTTTACTAAATGTTTCTTTAATATATGTCCATTGTTCTGCATTAATATACAGATATGGAGACATGTTCTTAAATTGATTAAAATATTCTAAATACATAACTCTAATTTACAAAACTTTTTTTATAAATCCAATTATTATAAGGATTCATTTATAGCATTTATATATGCTATCTTAGAACTTAATCCAGTAAAACGGTTTACTTCAACACCATCTTTAACTAATACAATTGTTGGAACGGAACGAATACCATATTTTACTACTTCATCTACTTCCGTATCAACATCATATTCTTCAAATTTTACATTTGAATTTGCACTAAATCCTTGTTTAATTTCTGTAATTACCGGTGCTAATGCCCTACATGGACCACACCATTCTGCACTAAATTTTTTTACTGTTACCATTTTCTTTTTGTTTTATGTTTTTATTTCCTTTTATATATTTTGGCTCATATGGACAATGGCGGCACTTACTACCACAGCAATAACCTCGCTCAAGGTGATACTTAGGAGTGAACACCACTTTACCATTTTCCAAATAATATAACGATTCATCATCTCTATTTAATTTCACATGCACCCCCTGCACACGCTAATTCACCACTTAAATCTGTATTATCTTCTAATTCTATTACTTTACTCAAATCAATTTCATGTAAAGTTTTCATTAATTCTTCATATTTCTCTTTTGTACAATCTTCAAATGGAGCTTGGATGTAAGTACCACCATCATAAGGTAATACCGAAAGTCCATTATATGCATCTTTATTTTCCCACATCCATTCACCAACTGCATCCCACTCATGCTCTCTAATTGAAACTGTTGCTGATACATTGTGAGAGTTATTACCTGTTCTGTGTCCTGGTTTAATCCATTCTTGATGAACTTTCTTAACTCTTTCTAATAATTGAATAGGTGATTCAGTACGGAAGATTGATCCTGCTGGTGCTTTTTGTGGAATACCAATAACCGCAGTATCATGTGGTCTAAAGTATTCATCTTCTACCAGCTCCGGATGATTTAACAAAAGATGTGTATAAATACTTTCGTTCTTACCTACTCTTACTCTACGAATGTAGTAATCATTATGCCAAGCGTGAATACCACTACTTGTTCCTAATGTTAATGATGTAGTTCCTGCGGGTTTCACAGTCGTTGTTCTTGCTGAAACATTTATATTTAATATTCCTGCTACTCTTTTATTTTCTTCTTTAACCGCTTTTGCTGCTTCTTTCATATCCAATTTCAATACTGCACCACTACCAATACCCGTCATACTAACACCAATCAATGCATCCTTTTCAGTTGTTCTTTGCCAAATTGGTCTTAAATAATGGAAATCAGTATAACCCGCTTGCAATGTTCCGATGAATGATGCTGCTTTTACTCTTGAATTCAAGTCATCCTGGTCTACTACATCACTTACATTCACTTCACATAAGTTACAGAATTGGAAAGGTCTTAATGCAATTTCACAACAAGGATTAGTTCCCCAATCTTTATCGTTTGATAAGTAGATACCAGGTTCACCCGCTCCACTTGCTTCGATTCTTTTCCAAAGGTCTAAAAAATATTCCTTTGTAATTTTATGTCTCATTAATACCGCAGAGTTATTTGCTCTACCTCTTTGTGGATTTGTTTCCCACCAAGCACCACTCTTACAACTAATCATTTCTTCATCAGTTGCGGAAAATAATGATATTAATGCTGCTCTTCTAATACCACCTGCTAATACTGCATCGGCGATGTGACAAATAATGTCATGAACTTCAATTGGTTTTAATTTATCGCTATCATTTTTTGAATCCAAAATACCTTCAATCTTAATCAAACATTCTTTTAATGGTTGAGGTCCTGGTGCTTTACCACCTGATGTAATTAATCTTGCACCTTTAGGACGAATATCTCTGAAATCAAATACTGGTTTACTTCCACCAAAGAAGTATGCTTTCATCAATACTGAAATCGAATCTGCCCATCCTTCAATAGAATCACCGATAAGGAATCTTCTTGTTTTATCTACATTTGGTTTTCTAATTTCAGGTAATTGTTCAACATGATGTTTTTGTACTGAATATCCTACACCAGTTCCACCTAATAATAAAAACATAATTTCTGAAAATACTCTCCAATCATCTGCTGGTGCAAATGCACAATTGTAAATTCTGTTTGGTGAAATTTCAATTGGTTTACCTGCGAATTGCATTGAACGCATTGAAGGTAAAACTTTTTTATCATAAACAAACTTGTAATTCTCTCTAATTTCTTCTTCTAATTTTGGATATTTTTTAATATGCATATCCATATTTCTCGTCACCAGTTCTTCCCATGTTTCTCTTCTGTTTAATTCTGGTCTAAATTTTGCGTACTTCATGTACACCGTAATGTCTGATAAAATCCTTTGTGAAATGTCCATTTTTTTGTAATAATTTTTGATTAATAAATAAAACTTTTTTCCGGAAAAGTGTAAAATAGACTTATAATTATGAGTATATTCATATATAGAGTCAAGTTTTTATTAAAAAAAACCTACTTTTTTACATATTTTTTTCCACACTTCATTATACTTATTAACCCATATTTTCTATGTATTTTTTGTGTAATAATTTTTTTTCTAAAGTATTGCCATTAGCCGCTTCTTTTTGTGCTATGATACCATCTGCGGATTGTGCTTCAAATACATCTATCTGTCCTACCATAGTATCCATCTTTGCAGGAAATGTTAAACCATCTGCACCAAATCTGTTTTTCATAACATGGAATCGAGCTGTGTTGTTTAGTTTATCTTTTGCCTTTCTACTTACACTCACAATAAAATCTGCTGTCATTACTTTTGCATAAGAATCTGCGATAGAATCTGCTTGAATTACTTCTGAATCAATTGCACCTCTATTAGTTTGTGATGCTGTCCAAACAGGTATTCCTAATTCACCACTCAATCCTCTGATTTCTTCATATACACCACCTAATTCTGCATACAAACCATCTCTTTTACTAACTGGCTTTAACAAATCCGCATAATCTATAATAATTAAATCGGGTTTAAATCCAAATCCTCTACATTTTTCTAAGTGTGCTTTGATAGTTTTAACACTTGCTCCTCTTGGTGGATAATATTTTACCATCAATTCTGCTTTATGTCCTTCTAACTTTCTAACAACTTCTTCTTTTCTATCCTTTAATTCGTTTGATGGGATTCCAGTCAATATAGTATCGTATCTTGTACCTGCATAAATTTCTGATAATTCTAATGTATAATGCATTACATTGAATCCTGCTTTAACTGCATCTGCGGCTAATTTACACAACACCCAAGTTTTACCTACACCACTAGGTGCTACTACAACACCTAATTCACCTGGCCCTAATCCACCATCCATTAATTCATTGATAACTTTCCAACCAGTAGGAACACAATTTCTCTTTGTTACTTCCATACGAGCTGCAATATCTTTGAAATAATCATGTCCTAAGTTATTTTCCAATCCCGCTTTTAATGCGTTTTGAACAACAACTCCGATTTCATCCCAGCTCTTTTCTGATTTAATTAATTCTACGGATTGAAAGATTGCAGATTTAAGTTTTTGAAATTTAGAAAACTTAATGTATTCTTTTTTAACAAAATCCATATCTTCTGCACCAAAAACATCATAGACCTGTTTTAATCTTTCTACGATTTGTTTTTTCTGTGTATCAGACCCTAATGTAGATAATCTTACTTTAAAGACATCTAATGTAGGTGCGGCAAATTGTTTGTTCTGATAAGATAAAATTTCCTCTACAATCCATCTATCTTGTTCGGTTTCAAAATAATCTTTATTTGTGATTTCTGAAACCTGATTAAGAAAAGGTAAATCATTTAATAATGCAGCGATTACTTTAGATTGGTACGATTGTCCAAATTTTTCTAATGTGTCTACTGCTTGCATTATTTATTATCTTTTTCTTTTGTTTCTTTCTTAGGATTTTTAAATTCTTTCCACTCCGATTTAGGAATAAATTTCCATTCACTTGTTGCGTTATAGGCTTCCTTATCACTTACTCTAATAATGTTACCTGTTTTTGTACTTTTTAAACACTTCATAGTTTGACCTCCATGTATTTTTTTATTTATGTAATTTTGCAAATGTAGATTGAATCCAACTATTAACATCACCAAATGAATTAATAACTTTCATTCCCATTGCCTTTTTTATGAAACCTAATTTATCTAATTTTTCTGAATTATCCAAATATTTTTGGTTAATTGTTAATTTTTTATTTGTAGGAATATGTGGATCATATAATTGCATTAGTTGATAGTTTCTTTCAACTATATTTTTACTATCTAAAATTGTTTTGTAAATCTTATTATCATCCTTACGTTTTTCACACAATTCAAATAATGTATCTATCGTAATTTCCTTTTCTTCTGCCACCTCAGGAAATCTCTTAATAATAGTTTTAAGACCACACCCATTAATACCATCAATATTATCGGACTTATCACCATCAAGAGTGCGATAAACCATAAAGTTTGTAGGATGAACACCATACTCTGCCAAAACAAGGTCAGTATCGTATAATTTTTTCTTTGTTGGTGAATATACTTTAACTCTTTCATTTACTAATTGTAGAAAGTCTTTATCGGCACTCATCAGTACCGCACTTTCATCCTCTCTTAATAATTGTGAAGCAATATAACCCATAACATCATCTGCCTCAATTCCATCATATAACATTACTTCTACTGGTAAATATTCTAAAAGTTCAAATAAACCTATCATTTGTCTTTTCATAGATTCACCTTCTTCTTCCGGGTTCATTAAATCTGCGTATGCTCTATTCACTCTAAAACGATTATTACCCCTGTTCTCTTTATAACCTGAGTATAAATTTTTTCTAGATTTTGAGCCACCCTTACCATCAAATACTACAATACATCTCGTCGCATCATACTCTCTAATTGCATAACCAATTCCTTTTAAGAAACCCACTATGCCTCCAATATGATCTCCGTTATCATCCATTGTAGGATTAACTGTCCAACTCCTAATAAAAGTATTAAGACCATCAACTATTAATACTTTTTCTTTTCCTAATTGCTGATGGTCTTTTTCTACTTCTTTCAGTAACCTTTTGTATGTTTCGTTCATAACCTTTATTCGGTTTCTATTTCATCTGTATCAATTTCTCCGCCGTCATCTGTTGTAACTGCGTCTAAATCCATAGTTGATTTTTTGTATTGTAAGATTGTTGTTTCACAAATCTTTTTATAAATTTGTTCTCTTACATCATCTTTAGTTTCCATTAAGTTAATAAAATCTTTTGATTGAAATTTGATAACTTCACCACTATCAGTGTCGATATATTCATACCATGCACCACCTTGCTTTACTAACTTATTATCTTTCATAACTTTTAACCAACCACCGTAGTTATCAATACCTCTTTCAAAGAAGATATCAAAATCTGCTGAACGTAATGGTGGTCCTAATCGGTTTTTAATAACTTGTGCTCTTACCTTTATACCAACAATTCTATCACCGATTTTTAATTGTCCCATATTCTTTAAACGAATACGAACCGATGCGTGGAATGCTAATGCTTTACCACCAGATGTAGTCCAAGGGTCACCAAACATTACACCCAACTTTTGTCTTAATTGATTTGTAAAGATTACAGCAATTCTTTGTCTACCAATTACATTAGTAATCTTTCTCATTGCTTTTGAAATGATGATTGCTTTATCAGTTGCATAACCATCCTTTTCATAATCAGCATCCATCTCTTTTTTAGTTGATGCCGCTGCTACTGAGTCAACTACGATAGTAACTAATTTGTCTTTATCACCTTTACGAACTTTTTCAATGATTGTATCAATTGTTTCAAAAATATCCTCTACTGTGTCTACGTTTACATACAATAGTTTAGATACATCTACTCCAATTGCATCAAAGAATTCTCTACTCACTGCAGTTTCAGTATCAATCAATACTGCTATACCACCTTGCTTTTGAGTTTCTGCTAATAAATGTGCTGATAATAAAGATTTACCACTTTGTTCCAAACCTGTGATTTCGGTTATTCTACCTACGGGAATACCCCCATAAGGTCTATTAGATACTGCCACGTCTAACATTGCTGTTCCGGTGGAAACCCAACCTGGAACGTTGGTTGGGGCTCCATCAGAATCATCATCTAAGAAGAAAGCCACTTTTTGGTCTTTCCACTTTTTATTTAGACTTTCGGCGATTTCTTGTGCTAAATCTATTTTCGCCATAACTTAAATTAAGAATTAAATAAATCATCAAATGCCGCTGCTACATCAACTTTACCTTGTGCTTTAGGTGCTTCATCATCCCAAGGTAAATCATTTGGTAAAGAACCAATACCTACTCCAGGAATTTCTTTTGCTCCCAATTCTTCTTCAACCTTCTTTGGTTGTGGTGCTAATGTTTGTTGTGTTACTGATGGAGTTTCATCTTCATCATCAGGTGTACCTGCTGTTGGATTTAACCAATTTTCTAATACTGTCTTTAATTCAGGATAAGATAACTCCGAATAAATGTCAGTAATGTTTGTTTGTTCATCTAACAATTTTGCTGCAATTTGTGAATTTTCATGTAAAACAGAAACATTTGGTTTTACTCTGATTCGAGTTTCAGGATATGTTTTACCTGCTTCCTCTACAATTTCAATAACAACATCTCTACCATTTGTTTCATCTGTAATATCACCGTAATCAGGGTCTGCAATAATTGCTAAAATTTCTTGATACACAGTCTTACCAAATCCCCAAAATTTTACACCTTCGTTTTCTTGACCTCTAACTACGATTGGTGCAAATGTTCTCAACTTTGGCTCCATTTTCTTACCCGCTTTCCAGTTTTCAGTATCACCTAATTTCTTAAGTTTTTCTGCAAACTCAACAATTGGGTCAGGTCTGCCAAAAGATGCAGGACTCAAATAAGTTTTGTTGTTAATGTTGTAGTGAAATAAAAGTTCAATGAAAGGATTTTCTTTGTTGAACTTGTAAGGAACGATTCTAACTATGTACTTTCCAGGTTTTGGTTTCCACAATGAATCTGTCTTTTTGGATGTGTTTTGCAACGAATTAAGACGTTGCTTAATTGCATTAATGTTCATGCTGTTTAAGTTTTAAATGTTTAAAAATTTGTTTTAAAGTTTAAGATTATTCCGGATTTAATCTCACGTATAAATATCAAAAACCTCAAAACTTATATGTCAAATATACGACTATTTTTTGAAACTTCCAAATTTATTTCCATAAAATTGAAACCCCTATAATACTCAATGCCAGTAAGGCTTGTACGAATACCTTTAGGGTAAATGGTTGGTGATAATGATATGGATATAGTATCATTCCTACAAATACACCGGTTACAAAGAATAAAAATCTATTGCTCCACATACTACCATTAAACCCCGCTACACCATATTCCGATGCTTTAATCCATAACCATGTACAAACCACTGCTATGATATAAGGATATGGTGTTTTTATCCAATTTGGCATTTTGAATTGCCAATACATAATATACCAATGACCAAATCCACCCAACATAAAAAGGATGAATGATTGTAACACTTTAACTAAATTCATTTTTGTAAATTTTTAATTTTTCTATCTAAATAGAATAATGCTTTCTTTAAATCTTCTAATTCTTTTTGTGGATCTTTTTTTCCTGCTCTTGCAACATATTTTACCACATTAAATAAATAAGCATCTTTATCCAATTCCCATGCTTCACATACTTTAATTACTTCATATGGATTATCCACACCACCATAATGTGCAGGTCCGTTTACCATCTCCTTTATATTAGAATTTTCTACTATATCTTTTGCTCTTTGAACTGCTTCTGGAAATAATTGGTCTTTACTAATTTTTGGTTTTGCCGGCATTACTATTTGTTTTGTTTTGTTTTTTGTTTGCCACTCTCCTAATGGTGGAGTTGGTATTCTATTGCCAAACATAAGTTATTTTTTATCTTTTTTTAATCCGTACTTAATCCATTTGTACCAAACTCTTTCATGTATATAATACTGAATAGGTTTGTAAACTAATTCTGCTACCCCAAACGCGGCACCTACTTTAATTGAACCACTTATTAACCACATTAATAAGAATCCAATGGCGGTACTTACAATACGATAGGATATGGATTTTGCTATATGTCTCTTAATCAACGGCATATTCTACTATATCTCCATTTGAATCCATATATCCTTTCCTTATTTTTGTACCACTAATCAATTCAACATCAGCAGGAGGAGCGTGATGGATAACATCATAACCTACTCCTCTTCCATAATTTACACTTTCAATATCCGGAATAATTGATATCATAATTTTATCCCAATTATCGGTAAAGAATGGTTCGTTTTGTAATTCTTTTAAAACTTGTTGTGCTGTTTTTGGATTGTTTTCATCTACTTGCACATCTCTAATTGCTACCCAAACGTTCTTTCCTTTGTCTAATTGTTGTCTAATTAACCACTCATGACCTGCGTGCCATGTTTGCCATCTTCCGATAAATAATGCGTATTTTTTCATAATCCTAATTTAATTAATTTTTTATTATAAACCTAATTTTTCTCTGATTTTTTGTATAGATTCAAATTCTTTATCGTTTGTAGTATCTACATCAATAAAGTTTTCTAAAGGTGGTTCATAGTTTGGAACGTGAAAATGTGTTCTACCTCTATCGGTAAAACAATGAACATATAGTTCTACTAAATCTTTTCCCATCTTTTGTTTAAATTCTTCTCTTTGATCTCTATACGGTGATACCAATGATACAATTGCTATTTCACCTTTTTTATGTAGAAACTGTGCTATCTTTTGTGCAAGGTCTATATTCTTTCTTCTACCTACTTCTGAATAATCTTTGTTATCAAAAATTTCTCTAATATCATCCCCATCCACTATTGTAACTTTTTGCGTTGGAAATGATGCTGCTAGCCACGTTGCTAATGTTGTCTTTCCGGCTGCAGGTTGTCCTGTAAACCAATATATCATAACTTTTAATTTAATTCTATAACATCAAATACTCTTGTGTATATTTTTTTAACACCTTCTGTATTTGTAACCAATATACAATTTCTATATTTTTCCCAATCTACTTCATATTTGTTATCTAATTGTCCACCAGTTGCTTCCATAATAACATTGTTCAATGCATTGATTGTATATAAAGTATTACTATGTTTTTTTCTATGAACCAAAATAGTTTTCATTTCTAAATTTGGTTGTTCGTTTTCCACTACTACATTATAGGTAACAAATAATTCATTTGGAATATTTTTATTTTGTAAGACATAAATGTAATTATACGCTAATGTATAGTTATTCTTTATCAATTCTATATGTTGCTCTACATCAGTCTTTGTACTGAATGTGCAAAGTAACTGTGTCTTCATTATTTATTTCCTATTGGGATTATATGTGATGAATTTGGATTATTCATTGTTATAGAAGTACATCCCTTAGGTCCTCCTTGAACATTTGCCGATGCGAATGTACCAGGATCAAAACTCCAGTTCATTCCACATTTAGGGTCAACTCCGTTTAACAATTGGTTTTGTTTAAAATTTCCTTTTGTATCAAACAATTCTCTACTATTTTTAAACAATGTAAATTTAAGATCATTATTATAAATCATTTCTACTGCTGCACCCATTCTGCACCAAAGACCTAATTGTTTTTTATATCTTACTTTTTCTTCTTTAGATAAACACTTTCCCGCACCTTTACTATCAACTTTAGCCGATATTGCTTTTTCTTGTTTTTCCCCTTCTGCTCTAATTTCTTCGGCTTGTTGTTTAGATATAATACCAGATTTTACAGCGTCATCAATATATTTATCAATTTCAGATTGTTTTTGTTTTAATTCTTTATCAGATGCTACACTCTGATGGGTAACCATTTCTTCAAACTTTGCTAATTTAGCTTTTTGTTCATCCTTAGATAATTTTTGCCATCTTTTTGTTGCTTCTTTTTTTGCATATGCAGTTGCTTCTTCTTCTGATTTACCTGCCTTACGAGCTGCTTTATAATCTTTATCAAATCCTTCTAATCTAGGATTTTGTTTTTCAAATCTATCTTTTTGTCTAAAAGAATAATCGTACATCTTCATCATCTCTAACGTTCTTTCTTTAGTTTTAAATGTACCATTTTTTCCACCAAAAAATTCAGATTGCATTACTCTTTCAATACCACTACTTGCACCACCTTCTAAAAATTTTTCTGAAACTCCACCTGTAAATACTAAACTTTCAATAATATTAGAATATTTACCGGTAATTTGTTCTGCTAAATCTTTTCCTTTTGAATTAAATTGTAAAACATCTCTAGGTGCAAATACTATAATATCTGATATTGGGAATGTACTATCTGCTGGTAAATACGCTTCATATCCTTGTCCTAAATAAATAGAATATCTTAATACCTCTACAAAATCAGGAACAGATGCTCTAAATGATGGATTTTGTACCATCATTTGCATTAATTGTTCTACACCTTTTGTATATTCTGCTCTTGCTGCATATTTTTGTTGTGGTGTAAGTTTATTCCAATTTGGATTTTCGTAAGGTGATTTTAAATTTTTGTAATAATCTAATATCTTTTTTTGGTCAGGTGTTAATTGACCATTGTTTGCTTTTCTAAAAAAATATTCAAACTTTTTAATACTTCTATCTCTTACATTAGTTAAGATTGTTTTTCTTCCTTCATCACTCGTTGGTTCTGCCCCCCAATTAATCATTTGAATTTTATTAGCAACTCTACCATAATAATCTACAACAGCATTGTTTTGCTCTGCTGCTATTATAAGTTTATCTGCTTGTCTTTGAGCTTCTTCATTGCTCATTTTTTGATTTTTAATAAATGATTTTATTAAATCATCTCTTTTAGGTAGATTTACTTTTTCTATTTTACTTCCATCACCAAATTGAAATGAATTTTTATCATGCTTAATTTCAGTTGTAGTATTTTGTGGATTAATACTCATTGCCGTCATACCTTTACCAGGAATAGGTGAAACTGCTTTTATGTTTCCTTGTGGTTTTGGTTGTGATGCTGGAATATTTTGATTTCCGTATTGAACTAATTTATCTAAATTTTTATTACCAACTTTTATTTTTAAATGTTTAGATTCTTTTCCAGGAGGATATACAACATAAAATGCTGCATCCTTTGGATTATCTTTAACTCTCAAATATTTTCCTGCTACTTCTTTTTCTTTTGCATTTAAAGGTTGTCCATTTAAGGCTTTACTTAAAACTGTAATTATACCCGGACCATCTTTTGCTGGAATACCACCTGCTTTTATTACTTGTGCTAATCCTTTATTTGCAACTTTTATTGCTGCATTTGCTATTTTAGGATCATCAATAACAGGTCCGCCACTTTTTGTTGATTTTTGTTGTGGAGTTGTTTTAGATACAGGTGTTGGTTCTTGTGCTTTTGGTTTAGCATAATATTGAGGTTCTTCTGGATTAGGATCATCTACCATATCAATATCTTTTTCACCATAACCACTTTGTTTTAACATACCCAATGCTTGATGGTATGCTGCTCTTGCACCTGTTCCTTTTTGATCTTTATAATTTAAAGCCGATGCAACAGTTACTTGTCTACCTGTATCTTTATTTAATACTTTCTTTTTTAATATTGCTGCCAATTTTGGGTCAACATCACTTTTCTTTTGAGGTGCTTCTAATGTAAATTTTTGAGGTGCTAAACTAATAGCTTCAAATATTTCGTTTGATGCAAATACATCATAACCCATTTGTTCTAATACTGAACGTAAATGGTTTAATTGTTCTTCTTTAGTAAAATCGGGTATTGGAAATGTTTCACAGAATTCTATTAATACATCTTCTATTACTTCATCTAAATTTTCCAAATTAAAGTTCATCATAATTCTTGCCAACGGTTATTTTTATTGGATATCTTTGATTTGCTCCCACCATTAATGGGAATACTTCAGTATATAAATATTGTTTTTCGTCTTTACAAACATCAAATACAAACGCATCGTAAGTATATAATATAAGTTTAGATTGTTTTCCTTCTAATTTATCTTTTATTTTATTTATTATTGTAATATTTCGCTCAGTTTCATATGATTGTATCAAATAATTTAATACTTTTGCAGGAGTTACAGGTTCTAATCTTTCTTTATCAATTCTAACTTTATATTCGTAAGTATGAATTGCTCCATCTTTTTGTAATTTTTCATAATGAACTTCAGTAAGAACCTGTATTTCTTTAAAATATGGAATGTGCAATAAATCTTTCGATATACCACCATATAGATTACGGAATACTGCAGTTTTAATTTCATCTCTATCACTCAATCCCATTTGTTTTCCAATCCATGTATAGAAATCATTTTTATATGCATAGAAATCTGTAATCCATTGATAATCTTTTGTTTGTGTAGATGAATTTAAATAACCTTTATAAATTAAATCCATCAATAATCTTGGGTGATATGATTCAAAATCACAACTAATTAATTCTCCATCTTCAAATCTACTAATAATAGATTTTCTTTCTCCGTTATCTTTTTTAAGTGCTGCAAAATTTACATTACCATGTCTATTTGATGGTC